GTGAATTGTGGGTTTTGGAAGATAATAACTGGACGAACGTAAACAAGTGGATGTGCGAAAATGCTTACGCCGTTCCGTATATCGGACAAAATAAGAACGATGTTCGAGATCACCACATGTTACATCGAAAAATGCTAGCCGAACGTGGTGAACTCATTATCGATGAAAATGGAACGTTTTTAACGTCAAACGTGACGACCAATTAATATATTAAGTATATTATATGGATAAATATCTTAGACGTCTTTTAGCTATTATTGACGATAATAAACATAAAATGCGCGACGGTGATTATATCGAGATGTGCGATAATTTAAATAAAATAAGGAAAATTAGTGCGCGTGAACGACGACAAAAGTGTTTTCGTACTATTATTAAATTAGTGAAATATATCATTATTACAAAAATTGGTTTAAAAATATTATTCAATAAAAGAAGAGGAGATGACGACGAACGAATATTATAATGTTGTTATAAACCCGGGTGATGTACCTGTATTGGGTATAGATGATACGGTTCAAAGACCTCCACCCTTACCCAATCCTGAATCGATACAGGAACAAAATAGAATTCAAATAATGGATATTAATATAAGGAATGTCAAAATACGTAATGTATATAAGTTTTTTCATATTAATATGTTTATATTAACACTATTCTACACCATTTTGTTAATGCAGGATTATATAACAATTTTAGATGCAATTTTATCGTTTATAGAATGTCTTTACATTTCTGAAAATAATGAAAATTTTATAAAGGTGCATACGTTTTATTTGGTTATATCTTTTAGCTTTACAACTTCCGAAAAAATATACGAATTTATGGGATACTATTTCATGTATAGTGTTATAAATGTGTTTACATTTATAACATTAATGTTAGATAGAAATGAATATTATACCGAACAATTAAGATCGCGTCTTGAACAAGATGTTGTTTAACTTTTTACGCGTTTAAATTTACTAAAAAAACTTTTTTTTCCTCCTTGGGACTTTCGAAGATTTATACCATTACCACAACCCCTACCTAAAAACCTGAGTTGTTGTTTTCGAAATTCTTTATCTATATTTTGTTTAATTTCATTCATTGTTTTATTACCCAATTGATTAATAAATTCCTTTTTATTGAGACCATTACAAATTTTATTTTTAGAATTTATATAATTTGTTAAAGATTTTCTATTTCTTTCAGTGTTGTTATTAACCATTTGTATAACCTGATATTTTATTTTTCGGGTGGTTTTTCTGGTCCTGTGTATGTATATTTATGTACCCATAAATTACATACCCATTTTTCACCGGACTTAACTGGTGCACCTCCATGTATAGCCTTTTTCGTCATACATTCATAATTATTTAATGTATCAAAAAATAATGCATCACCTTTTTCTAAGCGATATTTTTTGTTTATAACTGGAAATACAGTTTCACCCCCTTCATAATCGTCATTTAAGGCGATTATAAATGTATACATACGTCTATTTTTATCGAATGAAAATGCATCTTGATGAGGTTTATAAAAACCACCTGGTTTATATCTAAGAACTTGTAAATCTTCAAAATTTTCTAAAGGTCTGTCTGTCATGGTTTGACAATTACGTATAAGTTTATCAACGACGGGATCCTCTGATGCTTTTATCCACGCAGTTTCACTTTTACGCTCTGAATTATTTATTTTAAAATTTCCACCGATTGTTGAAGGTTGTAGATTAGGTTCCGCTATTTTCCTAATATGATCGCATTCCTGTTTTGACAATACATTTTTCATTACTGTTGGGTTTCTATATATAGGTATAAAGAACCATATAATAAGTAAAAATGATAGAAATAAAATTAATTTATTTATTTTTATGTTCTTCATTTATTACAATAAGCTGATATATTTTTTCAATAAAAATTGAGGTGGACATAATAATAAATTTACTGCTATATCAGAATATCTACCAAATATGTTGTCATAACGAATTATAAATGCTATAAACCAAAAATAAAGTGAAATGATATAATGTAATTTTGTCATATTAGACGCACTTTTTACAAGACCTACGATGAGGTTTACATCTAAATATTTACTATCACTGATTATATTAGATTTACAAACAATTATAATAGATAAAAAATTAAATAATACATCCATGAAAACAAGACGACGATTCCACATATATCCCAAGATTAATATGTCAATATGTCTCGATATATAAACGGATTTATGTGTAACATCATTTGAATTTAAATGATAAATGGCATTTGATATACTTCCAAAATTTTCCAAAATTATAAATGGAAACAATGATGTAATAGCAGAAACTATTTTAGTTTTCATTTATAATAATTATGCATCTATTCTTAAAGTGCGCGTAAGAATATATAATGTGGTATAGATGAATTATATCTATTTCTTATGTGTGTTATAACTTTATTAGAATAATCTGCCAAACCATGAATTGTACGTAATATACATTTGGTTTTAGATGTATCAATTATCCATTGACGAAGTAAATCTCCACATGCATCCGAAAACATTTCATAGATATTACGTATATCTTCTATTTTACATTTATATTTATCACGTCTTTGTAATTCTTTTTTGAAATTGTCAATTGATAATTCTTTTAATAGATATTGTACACGTAATTGTAAATTATCATCATCGTATAAACCCCCATATTTATATATAAGATCTCTATCTATCATTGTTAGTCTACAACTTAAATCTAATATATTATCATTTGCACCCGCACAAAAAAGTTCTTCATATGTTGGTCGACCCCCACACGGTATATCACCATGTTCTCTCGATCTCTTTTTAAATTCGAAATAATGGGGGTTATGTACACGACCAGTTTCTATACGTCCGGAACGCCAATCAAACGCTGTATGACATTCTGTACACCACATCTGCGCACAACCATCTATTTTATGTATCATAGTTCCACATTTAGGGCATGGTTTTGTATCCTTATTTATGAGTTTTATAGTTTTAACTGTTTCAGGATCACATATATGGTTGGAAGTTATGGGTTCATTACAATGTTTACAAAATGTTTGTAAACATAAACCACAGTTCATATTTTCATCTAAAAACCCTCTACATTCATGTTGTGGACATTTACGTGTAAATTTTGAACCACTTACATTATTAATATTTATTTCAAGAGTTTGTACTTGGTGGACAATATCTTCTATGTCTTGTGCTATTTTTACTATAGAATCATCATATACTTTTGTTGGGTTATTCATATTTATTGCTTCTGAACGTAAAGACCTCATCATATATAAACCATCTAAAAGTTCATAATATCTCTTTCTAATAGAATGCATTTTTAGTTTATATTCCGCATACGGTTGTGTTTCTGGCATACGGGCTATTTCGCGTTCATATAATATATTTTCACGGTGTTTTTTGTATTCTATATTTCTAAAACGTTTAGTACAAAACGAGTCTATAAATTCACGATCATGTTCATGTTTACAATTCATACAATGTGGTTCTTCTGTTGAAGATAATAAATAGGTTTGAATACATGTTTTACATGCATTATAATTACAATAAGGGCACGTCACTTTTTTGTGATTCGTTTTATTATACGCATCACAACAAACTGAACACGTATCCATACTTATATGGTATACGTTTTTTTTCTTTAATAAGTTATTTTTTTATTTAAGGCGGTTTGTATTTAATAATATAGCGATTACAACTGCTAAGATTACTAGTGGTAAATCATAAGCTGCTTCAGATTTAGAAGTCCATCTTGTTGTGAAAAATACAGATAGAAATACACCTGATATGCGTAGAGCGGCTTCGATGTGTTGATTCATTTTATTTATATATACTTATATTTTTTTACCATTGAAAAATGGGTTCTTATCGAGTTTCCCATTGTGAAATACAACTGGGTTGTAACTTGTTCCGTCTGCATAATAGACTTTTGTATACCATGATTTTGAATTTGGGTCCCAAATACTTTTTGGTTTTAAACCACATTTATACAAAAGTTTTTCGTGCATATCGTCACGACTTCCGGTATATTCTCCGGATTTGTTTCCTTTAACGATAGTTTTTGCTTTCTTTTCATCACTAATAGAGCGGGCGTATTGGATCATCACGGATGATAAACCTCTGTGCATGTTTTATTAGTAATTGGAATATTTCTTTTATGTATATTTAAATTGTAATAGCTACCGGTGCTTCGGTTATCGTTTCTGGTTCTTTTTCTGGTGAGAGACAACATA